ATCCTGTTGACATTATAAAGATTATACAAAGCTGGGATACAGCACAAAAAGAAAAAGAGTTAAATGACCCATCTGTTTGTACAACTTGGTTAGAAACAAATATTGGTTATTATCTTGCAAATGTTTTTGTAGATAGGCTTATGTATCCAGATTTAAAAAGAGCTGTTATAAACAAATATCTTTCCTGTGAATCGATATTTGGAAGAACACCATTGGCCGTGCTTATTGAAGACAAATCAAGTGGTCAATCATTAATACAAGATTTAAGAAATGATATAAATGCGCCAAAAATACCGATAATTGCAATTGAACCTGATGGAAATAAAATACAACGGATGAGCGATTGCTCAACTTTTATGGAATCAGGCCGTGTATGGCTACCAGAGAATGCAATTTGGCTTCCAGAATATGAAGCAGAATTGTTTTCATTCCCAAGATCAAAGCACGATGACCAAGTTGATAGCACAAGCCAATTTTTAAATTGGATAAATAAAAAACGACAAATTTTAATAGGATAATCAAAATGCGCGAACAAAGAAACATGGCATCAAGCGAACCGTTGATAATGAAAATGCCAACGGCAAATTGGTCAAATTGGACTATAAGAAAAGCAACAAAAGATGGATACAGAGAATCTGGGTGGGTTTATAAGTCTGTATCTTTAATTGCAAGAACAGCAGCTATCGTGCCTTGGGGCATATATAATGAAAAGAATGAGCTTGTAGATCACCCACTTACAAAAATTCTTAAAAGGCCAAATCCTCAAATGAGTAGACAGGATTTATTTGAGCTAATAGTTTCATGGCTTGAATTGTCCGGTGAAGGCTATATGAAAAAGGTTTATGGTGTTGGGAAAAAGACAAAAGAGCTTTGGCCAATATCTCCAGATCGAATTGCACCAATACAAAGCAAAGAAACAGACTTATTAATTGATGATTATGAAATATTAGCTGAAAATGGCTCAAAAATTAAATCAAAAGATTACACGACAGAAAATATAATACAATTAAAATTTACTGATCCATCAAACCCAATTCGTGGCATATCGCCTTTAATGGCAGCAGCAAAAGCAGTTGACATTGATAACGATCAAAAGACTTGGAACAAATCAGCAATGCAGAACAGAGGTGTGCTTGACGGCGTTTTTGTTTTTGATAGAGATTTAGACCAAAGCACATTTGATCTTTTGAAAACTATGATTAAAGAACGCTTTGGATTTGGCGCTAAAAGAGCGAGAGAGCCAGGCATTATAGGAAGCGCTGCAAAATATCAACAAATGTCATTGACGCCTATTGAAATGGATTTTCTTGAATCAAGAAAATTCAACCGTGAAGAAATATTCATAATTTTCGGGATTCCATTGCCATTGGCTGGCATTGGAGAAAATATGACTTATAGCAATTATTCAGAATCTTTAAAAATATTTTGGAAATCAACAATTATACCTTTGCTTGATGATATTGCAGACGCTCTTAATTGCTCTTTCGCTGATGAGCTTGGCGAAAATTTAACAATTTCTTATGATATTTCAAATGTTGATGCTTTAAGGGATGACGAAGAGAAAAAATCAAGAATTGCAAAAACTTATTTCGATATTGGCGTGCCAGTTTCTGAATTAAATGTGTTGCTTGATCTTGGAATTAATCAATATAAAGGCTGGGACAAAAGTGTAATTAGACAACAACAACAAGCAAATTTAGACGGTGGTGGTCAAACAAGAAAAAAGTCTGAAATGCAAAGGGATGCATTTAAACTTGAAAAAAGAAATGTTGATGCTGAAATAAAAGCAAAAGAAGAAATAGGGAATGGCTATGCAAAATATGTTTTTGAAAGTTTGCTTACAGAACAAAAGAAAGATATTTTCAAAGCATTAGATACAGACGGCGATATTCAAACTGCAATTCTAAAATCCCATGAAATTTGGATTGATGAAATGGAAAAGCTTTATGTTAAAATTGGTTCAATGTTTTATAAAACAATATCAATTGAAAATAGAGCAATTGAAACTAATGATGAAATTATTAAACAAATAACAGATGCATTAGAATCACAAGGAATTATATTAATTGAAAAATCTGCAATTGATGATTTTACAACTTCAACTATTCTTGGAATAATAAAAGATTCACAAATTGAAGGTAAAACTGTAGAACAAGTAAAGCAGGCAATTCTTGATACAGGGATTTTTAGCAGTGATAGAGCATTAAGAATTGCAAGAACTGAAACAGCAACATCATCTAGTATAGGCCAAATGACTTCTGCTATTAATCTAGGCGCAACTCATAAAATTTGGCATACGGCCGGCTTTGAGGTAAGGTCAGCGCATCAGCACCGATCTGGTGAAAAGCGCGGCATAGGAGAGCCATTTAGTGCGCAGGTTGGGAATATTGGCCCAATGTATCCTGGTGATTATAGAGTTGATGTTGCAGACAGAATAAATTGCCGCTGCTCAATGAGCTTTTCAATTGAAGATTAAAAAACAAATTGTATTATTATAAAATATTTTTATAGACTTATCTATTATTTTTTAGTGATTTTTAGTATAATCTAGAAAATATTAATATTGGCTATATAGCTTGGCTTGGAGAATTAAAAATGTCAAATCATAGACTAGAAACTAGAGCAGCCAAAAGAAATAAGCGTGATGAACATGGGCCATTAATGGAAATTCGTTCTTTCACAGAAGATGGCACTTTTGAAGGGTACATTGCTGTTTGGAATTCTATTGATGATTATGACTCAAGATTTCAAAAAGGTTGTTTTACAAAAACAATTCAAGAGCGTGGCAATAAAATAAAAGTTTTTTATGACCACGAACATCTCGTTGGCTCTGCAATTGAAGTTCGTGAAGATGAATATGGCGTTTATGCAAAAGGCAAATTAAACCTTGCAGTTGAAAAGGCGCGTGAAGCATATGAATTTATGAAAGATGGAACTATTGAAGGCCTGTCTTTTGGCTTTAGAACTATTAAAGATTGCTATGAAAATGGAATAAGAGTCATTAAAGAATTAGCGCTTTTTGAATTCGGGCCTGTTGCATTTCCAGCAAATGAAAAAGCGTTAATAACATCTGTTAGAAGCAAAGATTATAATGAATCTTTATCTGATGTCCAGCTACAGCAAAAAATGTATGGATTGCGTGAAGCGCTTTGGTTAACGCTTGAAGAAATCTGGTATTCAAACGACGTAACATTTGATAATATTATTGGGATGATGGATAATGCGTTAAGTGAATTCCACTCTGCGTATTTAACATTTGTAGGCGAATGGATAAATCGATATTGGAAAGATTCTGATGGAAATCAAATTAGAAAATCTCCATTTGCAAACGAATTAACACAAGCGTTTTATGAATTAAGAAAATCGCCAGAAGAAATTTGTCATTCAACTTCTTTGACCTTACAAGAGGCAAACAGTTTAAAATCTGGAAAATTAATTGAATCAAGAAGCAAGCTTGATGAATTGCCAGAGTTAAAAGAGGCGCACCAAGCAATGCGTGCTGATATGGTTGAAAAATTGTGTTCTGAATTAAGATCGAGTCTTACAGATACAGAAAAAAATAGAATTAATGCTTTACTCAATTTGCGAAAGACTGAGCCAGAGTATTATGAGCCAGAAACGGAAGAAAATTTCAGCGATGTTTTTGCCTACCTTTCTGAGTTTAGAGAAAGCTTAAACAAAAGCTTAAATTGCAACAATAATATTTAATTGGAGTTTAATAATGGCTACAGATACTGAAATCCAAAAGAAACTTTTTGAAGAAGTTCGCACGACACACGATGCTTTTAAAGAAGCTGTTGATAAACAAATTGAAGAAGTCAGAAAAAATGGCTATTCAAAAAGCGAAACTGATCAAAAGGTTGAAGCAATTAGCAACGATTTGACTGAATTTCGTAAAGCGTTGGATGAAATAACAGCAAAAATTCAACGTCCAAAAGGGGTTGAAAATAATGCAAGCAGCGAAGAAGAAGAGTTGCGTAAGTCTGCCTATATGAAATATTTGCGTAAAGGCGTTGGTGAATCTGGTCGATCAATTATGACTCCAGATGAAATTCGTTCTTTGTCAAGCACATCTGATGCAAATGGAGGCTTCCTTGTTCCAGAAAGTTGGGAATCTGAATTGCTTGTAAAAGCTTATAATGATTCAGAAATTCGACCATTGTGTAATGTTGGAACAACTGGCCGCGATTCTATAAACATTCCATCTTTGAAAAAGCCAGTTGTTGGCTGGGGAATTACAGATGTTGCAGTTGACACACAAACGCTTACAACTGGCAACGAAAGAATGGAGGTGTTTGATCTACGCGCATTGACATTGATACACAATAACACACTTGATGATGCCGATGCAAATATCTGGATGGAATTAAGCGATCAATTTTCAATGGCAGTTGCTGAAGCAGAAGATGATGGGTTTGCAACAGGACCTGGTGCTAATTCTGTTAAAGGCGTCCTGGCGGATACGCGTGTACTGGCAAACTTTACGATTACTGGTGTTGCAGCTGATATTTTTGATTCAACTCATAATGGCGTTGATGCTTTAATTTCAATGCTATACGGTTTGAAAAAAACTTATCGACGCAACGCAACATGGGCCATGAATAGCGCAACAGAGGGCGCTGTAAGACGTTTGAAAAATCCGACTACAGACGAATATTTGTGGCAGCCACCTGTCCAAGCTGGAGCACCGGCAACAATCCTTGGTAGACCGCTGATTAATCCAGAAGGCTATCCAGATATTGCTGCTGGAACATACCCAATCAGCCTTGGCGATTTCAGAAAAGGCTATAGAATCCGTGATCGTTCTGGGTTGTCAATCCAACGTTTATCAGAGCGATATGCTGAATACGATCAAACTGGTTTTATGATTAAAAAACGTGTTGCTGGACAAGTTGTTATGCCAGAAGCATTTCGCGTGCTGAAAGTTTCCGCAACTTAATTAGGTTATAAGCATGCCAATACCAACGCAAATCTAATTCAAATTTGGAGAATATAAAATGAGACAAGACGTTAAATCAAATTACACTTTAGCAGAGGCTATTGCAGCCGCAAGCCACGCCGTTGGTGCTGTAAATTCTGCGGCTGTGGACCATTCTAATGGTTCTAGCGCCTCCTTTTTTATTTCACTTAGCGGAGTGGGTACCGGCGGCACCCTCGACGCCAAATTACAGTATTCCGCCGACAACTCCACCTGGACTGATTATCCTGCAAGTGATTCTGCTGGTAATGATGATGCAATCACACAATTGACGGCCGCTGGCACTGCCCAATTGAATGTGGTCACTCCTCGCGCCAGATATTCACGTCTAGTAGCGACAGTGGCAACTGATGCCTGTGTATTTGGTGTAACGTCTGTTTTAGGCCCATTACGCCACGTTGATGCAGGTTAATTTCCCCCTAGTGCATTTTAGTGCGCTTTTAAGTCGGGTTTAATCGCCCGACTCTTTTTGATATTTTGGAGCGAATATGAAAAAAATAACAATGCTTAGAACTGAAAAAGGTTCTTCAAATGGCATAACAATAACAGAATTTAAAAAAGGCGTTGATTATGAAGTTGATGATTTGCTTGCAGAAAATTTTGTTGAGTATATGAAATGCGCTGAATATAAAAAAGAAGGCATTGAAACACCAGAACAGAAAACAGCTATTGAAACGCCAGAATCTAAAACTGTTAAGGTTGCAAAATGATCTTTTTAGATTTCGATGAAATAAAAGTTTTTTTGGAATTAGAAAAAACTGAAGCTGATTATCCAATAATTCCTATTGTTGAGAAAAGCGTTATTGCTGCTATTGAAAATTACATAAAAAGAAAACTGGAATATTCTAATTATGTTGTTAAAGATAATGGCAGTAATAATTCATCATTATTTGCACTTAGAGCATTGCCAATAAGCACAATAAATTCTGTTAAGATCGATGGAGCAGAAACAACATATTATGGTTTATTAAAATATGGAATCGATCTTTATGTTAAGCTTGGCGATCTTGAAATTGAAATTGATTATAATGGTGGATACAAAAAGATAACTGATACAGCGCCAGAATTCTCTTCAATTGAATCATTAAATGAAGAAATTTATAGAGCTTTGTTTTTACAAACTATCTATGAATATCAAAATCGTGATTACATTGGTGCTAATTCTGTAACAAATGAAGGCGGCACAATTTCAAAACCAGGATTAAAGCTTCTTGATGAAGTAAAAAGAATATTGGATTCACATAAACATATTATCAATTGTGGAATATAATGTCCTTTGAAGCCAATATACAAGTTGAGGGTAATGAAGAGGTTAAAAAATTTCTGTCAGAATTGCCTAAAAATATGTTTGAAGGAGCTAAGGCCGCTTTTGCCAAGGCAACTTTAAAGGCGCAAAGTGTTATTAGGACGGAAAATTTTACTCATTCTAGTTCCGGATAT